TGAGTCTCACAGTATTACGTCCAGTTTTAGCGGTTCTATTTGCAGAAGCAACAGTCTGGACGGGTTTCTTGCTTCTGGCGCCTTCCTTGACAGTTTTCGAATCCTTCGAAAACTTGTGAGGGAATTCTGTTCTCATACGAGTATCTATTTCAGCATAATACTCATCGGTAGTAGGGTCAAATCCTTCACTCTCAACCATGCCTTTATGCATACCAAATGCAGCATAAGTCATAACTTGATCTTGCCCAAACCACTCGTTGTTCTTTGCCCAGGCTTCTGCCTTAGGGTCCGGTGGGGGCTGAGTAAAATTTTGAGCTTGTTGGGCCTGTTGTTGTGTAGGCTCTAGCCCTCGTTTAACTCGTTCCTCATGAGCTTTTTGCTCTGCTTTCGCAGCAGCAAGTCTGTCCGCATCAACAGCTAATCTAGCTATTTCTGCTTGTGCTTCAACTTGCTTATCAATATCGTCCGCTTCTATGGCTGTTTTTAATTTCGCTGTAGAAGCTTCTTTAGCTGATGATACACGAGTTTCAAATTCAGTCAAGTAATCTTCATCTAAAGAACGAAATTGTTTTTTTAAATTATCTTGTTCATCTTTAACCTTTGTAGCAAAGTCCATAGCAGCTTTTTCTCTACGCTCTGCTTCACGAACTTTATGGGTTAATTTATCAATTCGAGTTTTTACCTTCTTTGAGTAGTCTTTAAACTCCTCCTCCGGTTCTTCCTCGTCTTCTTTTTTAGTCTTTTTACCTTCCGTTGGAGCAACAGGTGCTTCTTCTTTTTTTTCTTCTTTTACCTCTTCCTCTTTTATCTCAACTTTTGGTGCCTTATCTTCTTTTTTAGCATTAGTCTTAGCAGTAGTCTTTGAATCTTTATCTTTTAATTCAACATCTACTGATTCGCCACTGGTATCTATATCAACCATTGGTTCTTTGTTTACAGCTTCTTTTTTTGGCATTGTTTTGTTCCTCCTTTAACAATGTTTATGTCATATGCAAAATATCTTCTGGTTTTTGTATCGTTGCTAAAATTTCATCATCATTTAACAAACGAAGTTCTCCATCATCTATTTTGATTCTTGCGCCGGCATATCTGCCAAAGATAATCCAATCTCCTTTTTTACACCATGGTCCTTCAGGAAATTTCTCTTTATCATTATACGCATCCGGACCTACTTCTAGAACATAGGCACATACTGTTGCCACATGTTCTTTTTCTAAAGCTTGGTCGGGTAAAATTATACCTTTTTTGGTTTTTTCTTTTCTTTTATATGGCATAACTAATATACGCCATCCTGTTGGTTGTGGCAATCTTGATCTTAAATCACCTACTCTATAATCTTTAAAAACTTTTGCTTCCTTTTCCATCCTCTCCATAGCTTGTTTTTCTTCTGGAGTAAGTTTGGATGCTTGAACTAATTTTTCTACATCTTTTTTAGCTGAATATTTTCCTTTTTTCTTAGATTCTTCTTGTATTTTTTTTAGTTCTTGAGATCTTTTGATGGCCATGTGGCGAGGAAGGATTAAAGGTTTTACTACCTTTGCTAATTTTGATTTTCCTATTAAATTATCAGTCGTCATTTTCTTGTTTCTCCAGCAGGTCACTTAGTTCCTGTTCTATAAAGTTCAATGCATCTAATTGTCCAATTAGATGTTTATATTGTTCCATATCTTTTGCAGATCCAGACGTAATTAATTCCGTCAATTGTTCCCTTTTGTCTCTTATCGTTTTACGTATTTTATCACTTAATGTAATAATGTCCATAATTTATTTTTTATTACTTCTTATTAAATCCATTCCCGGCTTTAATCCATATATAGCACCAAATATACCAACCACAAGCCATTTATAGAAATCTGGGAAATTATTAAAGTAATGAAAAAACATATCTAATTTTTCTTTTGCTTGCGGATCTTCTGAAAAAACACTCCAAGCAAGAATTAAAATAGGTAAAATTACAATGATTAAAACAAGCTCGTCTTTCCATCCTGCTTGTTGATTAGACATAACTGCTTTTTTATAATCTATTTCACCAGCAGCCATTCTCTCGTAATATCTTCTCTCCGCAGTAGCTTCCAACGCTTTTGACCTACGTCTGTCTTTATAGACATCGGCCCCTGTTTTAACTGCCATTGATAATAAGCTCCAAATCATTTTTGTTTACCAAATCGTTTATTTTTATTTATGAATACAAAAGGTCTGGTTCTTTTTTCTTCATGTTTTGCAAAAGTTTTTTGTTGTTGTATATTCCAGTTTTTCAAAGCTTCGCGTCTTCCTTCAACACTATGCACACCTTTTCGTTCGTCTTTATAAATTTTATCACTCATACTACACTCCAGATAAATATACTATGTATCCAAAAATTAAAAATAGCGCAAATAAAAATATTCCAAGTTCTATTGTCATATTAATAAATCTTTGTCTTTTTTCTTCTATTATTCATTACCTTGCCACAACCACGTGCTATAAATCCGCCTGTATTATATTTTCTAATTATTCCGCCTTTTTTTAATCCAAGGCTTTCTTTTTGAGTTTTTTTCTTTTTTCCTATATGCGAAATGCCTTTTTTACGTGTTTCCTTTTTTAAGGTATCATGAATAAGTCTTTTAATAAAACCCGGACCATGAATCGCTACATCTTTAGCCGTTATGCCCCAACCTACATATGGTATTTTGGAGCCGAATTTTTTTAATAATGATTTCTGAATTGGTTTCTTTTTACCGTTAGCAGTTCCGCCTGTTTTGTATTTACGAATCATTCCGCCTTTAGCTTTTAACTCTTTAGCTTTTTGATATTCTTTTGTTCCTTTAAAAAGCTTAGGAAATGCCGCTTTTTTTATGTTTAATTGTTTTTCTAATTGTGTTGTATCCAAATCACTCCGTTTCATTTTATTAATCTGAGTGATTAAATGATCAATAGACTTATTTTTCCCAGTTAATGGTATTTCATCTGCCATATTATGTCCTCCTTAATTTTTCTTGATCTAGTGCAAGTTTTGCTCTCGATTTACTTTGATCCATGCCCATCTTATCGTATTGTACTTGTGCACGAAGTTTCGCAACATCTTGTTGTGAATCTATTTTATCAGAATCAGTTTTTACTTTAGCACCTAGCTTAGCTTGTTCAATTTGTTGTTTAGATTGATCTGCTTGAGTTTTTCTTTGAACATCTTGTGATTTAATTCCAAGTTCTTTATCTTTTAATTCAATTAATGGATCTTTACCCATCTTATTCATTGCTTCATTTAACTGGCCGATAATCTCACCTGTATATTTCGCGATACGTTGAGCAATTTGTTTTTCAGCCTCGCCTTGTGCTTGTTGCATTAATTCTGGCGGTGCATTAGGGTCCATTGATTGCTGCATAATTCCTTCTATTTCTTCTCTTGCTTTCAGTCCAATGTGTTCCATAAGGTGTGCTTGTAGCGATCCTTGAACTGGTGGATTCTGTGTAACAAGTGGTGACATCATAAATGCAAGGTGCGCTTGCATATGGTCATCGTGATTTTGGCCCATGAATGCCCTTAACTGTTCCATTTTTAAACTAGCGGCGTTTTCAGCAGCCGGGTCCCTCGGCATTTCCTTGGCCGGGGTAGGCAAAATGTTTTCTATATTCTCTACGCCAAGAGCAAGGTACATTCTTTTGTAAGCTTCAAATAAATTATGAATCTCTGGTGCAGATTGCGCCATTTGCAATTGTGTTTGTGCCATAGAAATTCTTTGTGCTAAAGAAAAGATATTAGGATCAGATACCGGTAAAATATCAACCCTTTCATCAAAGTCTTTTGCTTTTATTGTTCTGTCTCCGCCCACAACAGCATAAGGATATTCGGGAGGCAAATAATCTTTAAAAACTTGGGCTAACAGTCTAAACTCTGCTTTCTGTGCGCAATGTAGTCTTTTATGTATGGCTGACATAACCTTTGTTCCGCGTTCCAGCATTGCAATGGTTGTTCCAACGGGTGCGTTTTGATTTCCTTCACCAATCTGTAAATCAGCAATAGCTGCAAAACGTCTACCTGCCTCTACACAAAAACCTAATAAATTAAATAGTATTGCGCTTGGTTCTTTATATGGAAGGGGTAATAAGGAATCTCTAATTGTTTGACCGCCTGCATCCACATCTCTCCATTCGCCAGGTTGCAGTGGT